ATGAGAAGTGATGATAAAGCATATAAAAGATATAAAAGTCCAAGATGGCGTGCATTGAGAGAAAGTTTTTTAAAAGAAAATCCAATATGCAAAAACTTTGCTGAGTGCCATAACTTTGCTGAACATGTGGATCATATAAAAAGAGTGGAAAGCGAGGATGATCCGCTCTTTTATGATAAAAGCAACTTGCAGGCTTTATGCAGAAGATGTCATAGCAGAAAAACTGCAAAATATGACGGCGGATTTGGTAATGCTAAAAGATAAATATTAAAAGCGAACCGAAGCCTCTGCATCATAAATGATGCAGAGAAATAAAAGCGTAGGTGAGCATGACAACAATAATAAAGATTATTGATGAGGTTAGTTATGGAAACAGATAATAAAGAATATATACATTTGGAAAAAGATGCATCAGAAGGAAAAGTATTAATTGATATAAAAAATATAAATGGTGAAGATATTATATATTTATTATCTGAGTTTATAGACTTTGTAAGTAAAAAAGAAAATATACCAGCAAGTGTATTTTTAATTATGATAGATAAAGCAATAATTAAAAAAAGAGAATTAGAAAATAAAAGAGGAAATAAAGAATGAGAGAGGTAAACTTTATAGAAAATAAAGGGCGTTTTGGGATAACATTTACGTCCGATAATAAAGAAGAAGCTAATGCTGTTATGAATGCTATACAGAGATTTATATCAAAAAATAGTAATATAAATAATTTAGATGTTAACTCTATTAGGGAAAAAATTTATAGGGAAAATATTGATAGTTTACTTGATAGTATAGAAAAAATAAAAAAAAGAAGAGATTTATCAGAACTTACTTATTATGAATTAGAATACATAGCATTAATGGAAAAAGAGATTGTTGTTATGAAAGAAAAGTTATCTATGGATAAATATACTGAAACAGCACAACCTATTTTAAATAAAATGCTTGAAACATTCACAATGGAGGATTTGGAGAAATTAAAAGAAACTACACTTCTTGATGAAAAATACATAGAAGAAGAAATTCAAAAACGTTTAGATAACAAATCTTATTCCCAAGACTATTCAAGAAATCCTCTAGATGGCTCTAGTAAAGGTGTATATTTAAATTTATATACAAATGATAGATTGATTGAGTTGTACAATAATGATGAGCTAGAGCAAGGATATAAAGATTATATAAAAAATGAATTAAACAGAAGAGGTATTTTTGATTTAAGTATGACTAAATCAAAAAAGAAAAGCAGTAATAATAACAACACTAAAAATAAAGAAAAATCTAAAACAATAATAGAAAATATAAAAGAACATGAACTTAATAATAAAATAGAAAATATAACAAATGGAAGAGATATGACACAGCTTTCTGATGAGGAATTGGAAAAAATAGTTTTATTGGAAAGTGAATTAGCTTCTATATGCGGATATTCAGAAACTGCAAAGCATATTTTACAAGGCAGAAAGTTTAATCATAGCCGTGAACTTGAAAATAAAATAACACAAGGAAGAAGGCTATCAGAACTTACTATTGAAGAATTGGAAGAATTAAAAAAAGTAACAATGATTGATAATTATAAAGAAGATATACAAGAAGAAATTGATAAAAGAAAAAATAAATCTTTTGAAGAAACATTAGAAGAGGATAATGGAATAATATCTTTCGGTGAAGATGATTCAAATTATAGAATAGATGAAGAGGATGAAGAAGATCCATTAAGTTCAGATGTAGATGCTGATAATATAAACAGATGGGACTATGATGCTGACGGGGATAAAGTGGATAGTGAAGGCAATAAAATGCTTTTTGATTATTAAAAAGCATTTTATTAAACTTATCGATTTAGAAGAGCCTTATTCATGGGAGTTTAAACAATCTGAAGAAGACAGGGAAAAATACATTTAATTATAGAAGAACTTAATAATAGTAATGAAAACAACATATATAAAAAAGAATGAAAGGAATAAAAAATGAAAAAATTAAAATCATCTAAATATGAAAATCTATATGACATATTAAAAGATGTTGCATATAAACACACTATAGCTAAAGTTTTTTATGATTTTATAGCTATGACAGCATTAAATATTGCAATAGGTATAAGTTTTAATATAGAAGATAAGAAAAAAAGAATAGAACAATTAAAAAAAATTGCTGTTACTTATGATGAAAACGAGATGGAACTTTTTAATGCATTTAAATTAGGATTAGCAAATGAATATCAGAATAATAGATATCAGGATGTATTAGGAGTTTTATTTCAAGAACTTGAATTAAAAAATGATTTCAAAGGTCAATTTTTCACACCTTATGAATTATCATACTGTATGAATAAAATTAATTTTGATAAATCATTATTGGAAAATAAAGATTTTATTCACTGCAATGAACCAGCAGCAGGAAGCGGAGGAATTGTTATAGCTTCATGTCAGATAGCAGAAGAACTAGGCTATAATTATTCAGAAAAATTAATATGGAGTATTAATGATGTAGATTTAATGTGCGTATATATGTCATTCGTACAATTAAACTTAATAGGAGCTTCTGCTTTAATACAGCATTGCAATACATTAAGTATGGAAGTTTTTGATAGGTTTTATACACTCGGATACATTTTAAATAGATGCAGCCAAAGACTTAAAATAGAAGAAAATTGTAATAAGATGTTATCAGCAATAAAAGATATGCAGTCTTTATCTAATAACTAGAGGTTATAAAATGATTTGCTATATATGTAAGAATAATTTTGATGATTTATCAGAAAAAACAATAACTATTGAAGGTAAAAATAAAGAAGGTAAAGAAATAAAATCGAAAGAAAAGAAATTAAATCTATGTGAAGATTGTATTTTAAGAATTGCACAGTCAGGATTACCAACAACGATAATTTTTGAAGATGAGGAGTAATTTATGATTAAAGGTATTTCTATTCAAAAATATTTAATTAATATAAATTGTATATCAAACATTTATTTTGATGAAAATAAAAAGATTATAAAAATATTTACTTTAGACAGCGGATTGCCTACTACAATAGAATGTGAAACTGAAAATGAATATGATAAATATTATAATATTTTAATATCATTATTTGATTTAGTAAAAGAGATATAAAAAAATGATTAAAGCTATTATTAATTATAATGATGTAAATGATGAGTTCATAAGAATGAATGATATTTTAGGAGTATTAAAATATAAATATAAAAATATTAATGTTAGTTATAAAAAAGTAAGAAAGAAAAATGAACTGTTTGTAACTATTAATAATGAAAGATTAGAGTGTAATCATAGTTTAGAGTTTTATATGCAGGCAGTAGAAAATATATTGAATAAGGTTATAAAATGATGGTTTATCAAATCGGCTCTATATGTTTTGGAATATTCAGTGTTATATGTATTTTTATTAGTATAACATCCAGAAATGATATTGCTAAGGCGTTCTATTTGCTTTGTTTCCTTTTATCAAATATTGCTGCTTTGCTTTGTGATATAGTAATAAAATTAAATTAGGAGTTATAAAAGTTTATATTCTTTTTATATAGTATAGACAAAAGTCTTTTATTATATTTTAAGGTATAAACATGGCTTCTAAAAAAAATAAAGAATTAATATTACAAAATAATAATATAATAACAGAAAAACAAGCAGAACTTCTCATTAAGCAAGCTAACTATTTAAATATACTTGACTATATGAAAGAAGAACAGCTTATTAAACAGATAGATTATGAAACAGAAAAAGAAAACTTTTTTAAGCAATGTTCAAAAACAAAAAGCAATCATACAAAAAGACAGTATAAAAACGGACTTAATAAACTAGAGGAATACTGTAAAATGAATAATAAAAATATTTTATTTATTAAAGCAAGAGAAGCTGATGATTTTATAACAGAAGTTAATTCTAGTGAGCTTTCTAATTTAAGTGTACGTGCATTAGTTTCTTCCTGTTCTTCTTTCTTTTCATTTTTAGAAAGAAGATATCCGTTTATGAAAAATCCTTTTCGAGGGACAAAAACTCGTCCTCCTGTGAAAAATAAAAAACGTTTGGAAGTACCAACTAAAAAAGAAATTGAATTAATAATTAAAGATATATCAGATCCGCTTATAAAAGTGGCCATTATTTTTATAATGGAATGCGGTGTGCGTGTTGGTGCTTTACCTAAATTAGAAATAAGAAATAATAAATATTATTCATATTCAAAAGGAAAAGAAATAAGCTGGAAAGTTTCTGACAAAGTTATTAAATTATTAAAACAGAATAATCTATCTTTTAATAATCCTTTCAAAAATAAAAGTTCTGAAGTGATAAGAAATATTTTTTATAGGAGTTCAAAGCGTTTATATGAACAAGGTAAAATAAAAGCTGCCTACTCTATACATGATGTAAGGCATTATTTTGCTGTTACTTTATATAAAAAAACCAGAGACATAGAACTTATTAGACAGGCATTAAATCATAGCAGTATAGCTATAACAGGAATATACTTAAAAAGTTTGGAGGTAGAATAATATTCTATAGTTGCGATAATTACTGTTATTGAAATATTATTTTTTTAATATATTTTCAAAATAATTTTTAATATCTATTATCTCAAGTAATTCTTTACATTTATCATTATAACAAACTTTTATAAAATATTCACCAAATGAAGTAAGTTTTACTCTATCATGTACAATATAATTATATTCATTAATACAAACATCTAATTTAGGCATATTTATAGTACTATCTTCAAAATAAATTAAATTTAAAGATTTTAATCTATCAAAAATGTATGAATAATTTAAATTTGTATTATTTTTATATATAATTTTTCGATTATTTTTATTAATGATATCTATTTGATTTATTCTATAATCATTCAAGCAGTAAGCATCGTATATTCTATATATTTCATAATTATTTGATACATCTAACAATCCTCTTGCTTCTTGAGAAGACATTTGTTTTAGGATTTGTGTAAATGCTGGATGTACTAAATTTGATGTATTTTTATCCATAGAGGATTTTAAAAGATTGTAAAACATTTCATGTAAAGGTGTTTCCTTTTCATTTAATAATATACCTTCAATACTTGGTATTAATATATTTCTTTCTGATTCTACAATTTCTTTATCTTTTAAATCTTTTGATAATCTATTATTTAAATATTCAAAAAAATTATCTCTATCTTTAATAAATGATTTTATCTTATCTAAAAAAGTACAAGCAATATAAGCACCTGCACCTTCTATAGCCCCATCTCTAAAAGAAGAAATCATATCATTTATAATTCTAATTAAATCATTATTCATTTTTTATTTACCTGTTACGATTAGTAATATAAATTACTTATATTATTTATGAACCTTATTCATAAATATATTTTTATTGAATAAAGTGTACTTTCGTAATAAATACTATATCAAATAAAATAATATTATTAATCAATATTAATATCACTATGTAACTTATGAGTTTCTTTTCTATTAAATAATTTTTTATTTTCACATTTTAATTCTACGAATAGTTTATTTGGCATAATAGTATTAAATCCCAATTTTAATAAGTTAACATAGTCTGAATAAATAATATTTATAGGGATTTCATCTGTATTATCTCCTCTACAATAATAATCTTCTATTAATGTTTCTAAATTATCAACTCTTTCTAGTGTTTCATTAACCCAATATTCTCCATCTTTAATTAAAAGTCCTGATTTATTTAAAGTAGATAAAAAATTTTTTAACTGTTTAGCATATTTTTTCTCATATAGTCCTTTTTTGAGATATCGTTCTCCACCTACACTATAATATCTCATAAAACTCAAAGCTTCCACTAAAAAATACCTATTATCAATTAATATATCAAATCCTAATTTTTTATATAATTCAGGAAAAATATCTTTATAAACTAGAAAAGAATCTGAAGATATAGATTCTATTGTTTTATCTATAATAAATATTTCATAATATTTAACTTGAGGGTATGTATAAACTATAATATTAGTATTATTATAATGTCTATATATTTTACCATAGTCAATTTCTTTAAAGTCTGATATGTTATTAGAACCTAATAATTTTTCTATATCTTTTATTCTAGTTTGATATATAATTTCATATAATTTTTGGTTATCTAATACATATAAATCCTTGCCAACATAATCATTATATTTACTGAAATCAGGTTTATCTGATTTTATTTTTATATCCATAGTTCCATTTTTATCGAAAACACTCATTACTGTTTCTTTATTTAAATTTTTTAATTGTAATTTTACATCAGGATTACTATCATTTTGCTCCTTTATTAACTCTAAATTGCAATCTATTTTATATTTATTTAATGATGATACGACTGATACTATAGCCCCTATAACTGATACTATAGCTCCTATAATCGATACTATAATTGATATTATTTGGCTTAAATTCATTTTTATTTTCCTTTTAATATTATTATATAAATATCACTTTTTTAGATTCATTTTAGATTCTATTTTTTTTATATTTATATCTGGATAATTATTTTTTATATATTCTAAAGCATCCATATCCTTAGTTTTTAAATATGAACCTAAATAAGATAATTTTCGTTTATTTTCACTTATTATATCTGACCATCTTAGAATATAAACATTTAAATCACAACTGTTTGAAGTTTCTAATAAACCAGTTTTAGTATCTGATAATTTGCTTTCTGCAAATTCCGATATATAACTACTTATTAAAATTAATTTATACGAGTAATTTATTTTTGATAATGCTTGTTCTTTTTCAATAGCAAATTTATATTCAGAAATTTGATTTATTTCTTTCCTATCTATTTCTTTAGAAAACCTTTTTAACTCTATTACTAATATTTCTTTTTTTTGGGTACTTCCTTTATCTATTTCTGTCCATACAAATAAATCCATTCTATCTTTATTTTCTTTTATTGTAGACAAATCAGCATCATCTCCAAAAACACTTTTTCTTAATTTTTCAAATGTTTTTGATATTGTTTTATCAGATTGCACTATTTTAGTACCATTATATTCAGAACCAAATATCCATAAATTATTTTCTATTAGTTTATGTAAGTGGTCTCTTTCATTTATATATTCATTATAATCTTTATTATATGCTAATTCAGAAAGGTTTTCTATAAATAATTGTTTTGAAGCTACTTCATTTGCAAATGGTACTATATATTCTAAATCTGCTTTATCTAATAAAGATTTTAATTCATCAACTTGGGGTTTTGGTAAATCTCCTAGTTTATCTAGTATAATTGTTATATTTCCATCTGCTATACATTTATTAACTAAAGGATATATAATATTTTTTAATTTATTTTGTTTCTCTAATAGTTTAAATTTTTTTTCTATACAATAACAAAATCTTATATAAACCATCTCTTCAGATTCTGATGGAGTATTTTTTTTATAAGGATACGTATTATCTTTTTTCAAATTAGTTTCAAAATCATAATAATCTTTGTATTCTTCGTAGAAAAATGTATCCAAATGTTTTTTTATTTCATCTTTCAAATGAGTAAGATTCTCATCCATATTACTAATATCTATATTTCTAAATGCATCTTTTTCTTTGTTAAACATATCTGAATATATGTATATAACCCAAGAAGATACATTTGGAGTTGATAAATGATATTCGTAAGATGCTGCTATATTTTTTATATTATCATTATCAACTAATAATGATACAACTTTATTATTATTATTTTTTGTATCTTTATATTCAATAGCCTCATAATTAAAATTATATTTGTTTCCATCTAATGAAATAAATTCTTTATCGAATTTTTGAGATGATATCTTATATTTATTAGGATCTAATTCTTTATTATTTATAATAAATGATACTTTTTTATCTATTATATAAAGGTAATAATGTATAAATATGTTTTCCCAAATATTATTTTTAGCTTTTTCTTCTGTTGAAAGTTTTTCGCTAATTTTATATTGCTTTTTATCTTTGTAATCTGCATCATTTGAATAACCATCTTCTATTGTTACTTGGAAATAAGATTCTGAATTAATACCAATATTTTCATATTTTACATTTATATTAAGATGCTCAAAAGTAAGATCTTTTATATTTTCTAAAGATAATACGAAACTTGATCTTATAAAAGCATTTTCTTTCATATCATATGCAACAGTTTCAAAAGTTACAATTTTTCCAAGCTGAAATGAAGAAAACCTACCAACTCCTCTACCTGTTAGTTTGCTATTATTTGCCATTTCCAAAAGTTTTTTATTTAAATCTGATTTTGATACACCAACACCATTATCTTTTATAATGATCTTATTTATGGAGTTTTCTATAAATTCTTCTTTATCATTCACACTAGTATCAATAGTTATTTCTATCTTAGATGCAGATGCTTGTATAGAATTATTAATTAATTCACATAATGCTAAAAATGTATCTTTATTTGTTGCTAGAGTATTTTGTATTATTCTAGCATTGACTTTCATTTTACTTAAAACTATCTCAGATGCCCCACTCATATTTATTCCCATATTTTAATACTTTTATGTTTCGATAACCTTTATTATCGCAACACCTATAATCAATAAATTATATATTTAATTCTTTTAATACAGCATCTCTAATATATTGAGATACACTGACATTATTCTGCTCTGCTTTTTCTTTTATTAGGAGTTGTTCTTTTTCACTAACACGCATATATAATTTAATGTCAAGCCTATCTTCTGTTATTCTTTTTCTACCAGAACCTTCACGAGCTCCGCCTGTGTTTGCTCTAGCACCACCCCAACTATTTTTTTTATTATCCATTGTTATGACCTCTTTTTAATAAAAGAACTAATACTACTATATTGAGTGATAATGATACTACAGATAATATTGCATTTACAGTTGTTAACATCTTGACAACTCCTTTATAATGTATATAATATTAACTATGGAAGTCAGGAGCCAAGTCGGCTAACTTAGCTCCCTTTCATAACTAATAAAAATTATTTTTTAATTTTTATTAGCTTAACCACAATTACGATAAGTGTCAGGATATCAATAATTGTAGCTATGAAAGTTAAGACTTCCATAATTACCTCCTTCATTTCTTTAGGATTAATTATATTATATCACACTTGATGATTTTGTCAATACTCTTTCTACAAAAATAAATATATTTAATATAGATTAATTTATTTTTTAAAATAGAAATTGTTGCGATAACACAAATTATCGCAACGCTAATTCTACTGCCGCAAAGGCTCACGCAGTGGCTCTACTTATTCATATATTCTTTATGTATCATAGCTATATACTGACTAGCTGATAAATTAAGTTCGGCAGCCTTTTCTACTATACTTTCCCATATATCATCATGCATAGTTATATTATGTCTATTCATTTTACCTTTTTCTTTATCTCGAAAAGGTCTGCCAAGATTATCTTTTTTTACTTCTTTTTCCATAGTATTAAAGCCCTTATTAAATTAAATATGCTTATGCATAAAGCAGTGATGGATATTATCCAAGTAATAGTACCTAACATACTTGACTCCTTTATATATATATTTTATAATATCCAAAGGAAGCGGGTCGTGAACCCACTCCCATTTGGTTGTATTAAGAATTATTTGCCAGCATTCTTAATACTGATAACGGCTAGTATAACAGCTGTCAACAAGTTTATAATAGCCGTTGTTAGATTAACTATGTCATCCACTGTGTCCTCCTTAATTATTTATATACACATTATATACACATTTAAGTAAAAAGTCAATAGTAATTTAATAAAAAAAATAATTTATTTTAACTTTTTTCTTATGTGAATTATAACTGATTTATATTTGCTTGGTGGGGGTGGGTAAAATCTTTACAGGTTTTCAATCGGTGCAACGAGTGGGGAGTCTTTTATGCATGGCGATAACTTTTTTATTAGGGGGTACTGAGAAAATTAGTGATATTATAATGTGAATACACCTTCACTTTCATAAATACTTTTCGTATCTTCAAAATGATTTTTAATCACTCTATGAAGAGCCATAATAGAGGCTACAACACCATCTATTCTTTTATATGATCTTCTTCTATCAGGCTTAGTAGGCAGATAATTATCTCTTCCATCTGTTCTAGCTTCACAGCAGCTTATCATCCAATTAAGAACCGCATTATCGCCATGTAGAAGTTTGCGTTCATCTATAGTTTTTTCAAATAAAGAAGTTCCTTCAGATAAACCACCAACTGCAAAAGATTGTCTTATCTCAGTCATCTTAAAACCTTCTTTTTTTAGATGAGTAACTACTTCAATAGCTTTCCAAGGGTCATAAGCTATTTCTATAATTTCAAAATTTCTGGCATCATTTAAGATTGAAGATTCTATAACATCAAAATCTATTATATCACCGCTTGTTAAAGTAATTAAACCTTGAGAAGCCCATAATTCATAAGGTACTCTGTCCTCTTTAGAACGCTGCCTTATATTTTCTTTAGGCATAAAGAAGCGAGGCAGAAGTATATATGGACCATTATCAATAGAATCAAAACATAAAACATAGGCCGCTATATCTCTTGTTGTTGCTAAATCCAAACCTATGCAGGCTTTTCTGCCTTTTAATTCATTTATATTTATATTTTGATGTAAATAAGATTTAAGCCACCTGTCAGAAGAAATCCAAACTTCACTCGCCTGTGTCCAAACATTCAAGTTCTTTGTAAGTATATCAGTTCTCTGAATAGGTTTATCTAGTCCTTCTAAAAGCCTAGATTTTAGGTAACTGTCTTTTACAGAAACATTTATATTAGGATTAGCTTGAAAAATAATTTTATTTATTAATTTTTCCTGCTTTGAAATATCTTCATTTTTATTTAATTTTTCTTTATATTCAGACATAAATACCCAAATGTCATTGATGTCATCAGGCTCATATATTATTGTAAAATATTCTTCATTAGTATTTGAACCATCTAATATTTTTTTTGCATATTCATATTCAGAGAAACATACTGAAGATTTATCAAATCCAGCAGTAGTAATTATAAATACAAGCGGCTGCCTTCTAGCTCCCATTCCAGATTCAAGAACATTTAATAATTCATTATCAGGATGTGCATGGTATTCATCTACTATAACTAAATGCGGATTTAATCCGTCTTCAGTATTGCTATCCTGTCCTAATGGTTTTGATTTTGAGGCAGTATCTTTTTTCTTTATAATTGTAGAAGTTTGTTTATATGTAATAGCTTCTTTATTAAGAGCTTTTGCTTTTCTTATTTGCCTTTCGCTTTCACTCCAAGCAATTTTCGCTTGATCTTTTTTAGTAGCTATATAGTATATTTCAACTCCAACTTCTGCAGGACTGTCGCAGAAAAAACAATAATTACCAATTCCAGATGCAAAAGTTGTTTTTCCATTTTTCCTACTTACCTGAACATAAGCCTTTTTAAATCTTCTTAAATTATTTTCCTTTCTCCTCCATCCGAATATGCTTGCTATTATAAACTGTTCCCAAGGCTCTAGTATAATATTATGATTTGCCCATTCTCCTTTCGTATGTACTAAAGATTGAATAAAAGTAATAGGACGTTTAGCTTCGTTATCATCAAAATAAAAAGGATAATCATCATTGTTTTTTGATTTTTCTATATCGTCCAAATGCCTTTTTACAGATAAAAAAGCAGCTTGACACACTTGTAATTCTTTATTTATAACTTTATTGATATATTCTTCATAGGTATACATATTATTGTTATCATTCAAACCTGCCTATGATTAGATTTATACGCTGTATAAATCTAGCAGGTTTTCATTCCTTTATATTTAACCATTTATCATTTTTTAAGCAGATTATATTATTTATTAATTAATAATTTTAGATAAAGATATTATTATACATAATTTTAAACTTTATATTAAAGTGAAATTAATACGTTATAATTTAGAATGAGTACCAATTATAAGCTGTCCTATTAGATTAGATGTTTCATCATCAATAGGATATTTGTAAGTTTTTCCATTAAAATTATACATTATTTGAACACCACCATTTTTAAACATAGAAATAATTTTTTGTTTCTCGAAAGAATTAAAAAGTATAAGGTTGAGTTCCATAATCAATAAATAATTAGAATGTTTCATATAAGATGCACTAAAAGTTACTAAAAAATCATTATTAAAAAAATGAACTTCATTTACTGATTCTGTAAGTTTTATGTTCGGATAAAAAAGCATATTGATATCTACTGTTCCATTATCAATTTCAGCAATATATTCTCCTTCTAGGACTATAGTATTAGTTTTATTTTCATTATACACATAATATATATCTGCAACACTAGAAGCATTTTTATTATTATCTTCTGGATAATAAGATTTTAAATATGCATCGGCAATTTTTTTATCTACAGTAATTGCATAGCATAAAAAAGTATTAAAAATAATTATTGCTGTAAAAATAAATATCTTTATCATATTATGCCCCTTATTTTTTTATAGTATATATAATTTTTTTATTTATTCAATATTTAATTTAATTAATTTTCATTAAGCATTTTAGAAAGTATATCCTCATCTTCTATAGTTTCAGGAGCAGGAACTTTCTTTTTAGAAGCAGGAGTTAAACCAAACTCAGTAAGCATTTTATGGTATGCTGTTATAGCTTTGTGATATGCTAAATATTCTCCCATAGTCTGAGAGTTTTTACCTGCCAAATAACCTGCTATAGAACCGCCTTCATTAATCATAGCTTCATAAAGATCCATAGCATCACCATAATGCAGGCATAAAAGTTCAAAAGCAGATAAATCAGCAGGACCGAGCATATTTTTTTCAGCAAAAATAGGTGCAAGTTCCTCCCATTTTTTTAGAGAATATTTGCTGAAATAATCAGGTGCTTTTGGAAATACTTTATTATTTTTCTTTTTTGAAGTTTTTTGTTTTTTTTCAGACATAATGCTATACCTATTAAATAAAAACTTTATATATAAATGAAAGAAATATAATGTTTTATAACTATACAAATTATAAAACATTATTTTTTATATAAATTTAAAATCATTCATAAACTTCTATATTTTGTTGTATATGTAAACATTAAATAAAAAATGTTAATAAAGGTTATATCTTTTATTAAAGATATGAGCTTTATAAAAAATATAGGAAACAGTATAAAGAAATGGCTATTTCCAGATTTTAGCCATATAGATGGAAGTAATTTTTTATCAATTCAAAATGATAAAACTTTATCTGCTGTAAATCCTAATACAGCTTTAACTTTTTCTACAGTATTTGCATGCGTGAGAGTTATAGCTGAAACAATAGCGACTTTACCTCTTTTTGTATATAAAGTAAACGGCAATAATAAAATAAAAGCAAAAGATCATTGTTTGTATAGATTATTACATGACTCACCTAATGCAGAATGCACATCAGTATCATTTATAGAAAGCCTAATAACTCAAATACTTTTGCAGGGCAATGGTTTTGTAGAAGTAGTAAGAGATAATTTCAACAGAGTAACAGAACTTTATTTAATAGATTCTAATAAAATTAAAGTATATAGAGATTCAAACGGAAATAAAATGTTTGAATATTATGATGATGGAAAAATAATCACTTTATCTCAATTACAAGTTATGCATATAGCAGGGCTTGGATGGAACGGAGTAATAGGATACAGTCCGATAGCTATGATGCGTAAGCAAATAACTACAGGACTTTATCAGGACAATTTCGCATTAGATTTCTTTTCTAATGGTGTAAAAAAAGTTCCAATTATTTCACATCCGCAGCAATTAAGCAAAGAAGCTAAACAAAATCTCAAGGAAAGTTTCAGAGAGGCATGGGAAAAAGGCATCGTTGTCCTTGAAGAAGGAATGAAAATAGACCCTATAACAATGAACTTGTCAGATGCTCAGTTTTTAGAAAGCAGAAGATTTTCGGTAGAAGAAATATGCCGAGTGTTCCGTGTACCTCCTCATCTAATCGGTGATTTAAGCAGAAGTACAAATAATAATATAGAACATCAAAGTATAGAGTTTGTTACTCATACCATAAGACCGTGGTGCGTTCGTATAGAAAAAGCATTAAACGGATATTTATTAAGCGGATTAGAAAGAAAAAAATATAATATAGAGTTCAATTTAGATGGACTTTTGAGAGGCGATACTCTTACAAGACAGCAAGCAAATCAAATCAAATTCAATAATGGTGTTCTTACTAGAGATGAATGGAGAAGCCAAGAAAACCTTAATGAAGTAGAAGATGAATACGGAGATGAGTATTTCGTTTCTCAGCAAATAAGACCAATAAAAAGTGTATACGAAGAAACTAAAGACAATCAAAACTTTAATATAAATAATAATGATAAAAATAAAAAATTAGAAGAGGAAGATAAAAATGCCAGTGAATAATAATGAAATTAGAAGTATAGATATTGATATTCAGAAAAGCACAGAAGAAGAACCTCTTAAATTAAGAGGCTATGCTATTGTATATAATTCTTTAAGTGAGCCTCTTTATGGTAATTTATTTAGAGAGCGTATAAACAGAGGTGCTTTCACTAAATCATTATTAGAAAATGATCAAGTATGCCTTTGGGGACATGACACAAGATATGTACTTGGCAGAAAAAGTTCTGGCACACTAATTTTAAGAGAAGATGATAAGGGCTTATATTTTGAAGTTTCTTTACCAAATACTACTTGGGCAAGAGATTTAAAAGAAAGTGTAGACAGAGGCGATATAAAGCAAATGTCTTTCGGCTTCAAAGTAGTAAGAGAAAATTGGATTGACAATAAAGAAACATTAAAAGAATACGGAATGCCTATTCGTGAAGTAGAAGAAATTACTTTGCATGAAATATCATTAGTAACATTTCCTGCTTATACAGAAACAAATGTTAGAGATCAAAATAATGATGGATATATTCCCAAACCTCCTGATAAACCTATACCTGTAGAGAATGATGGCTTTGAAGATAGAAGTAAGGAATATAAGCGAAAAATACAATATCTAAAAATAAAAAATAAATAACAATAAGGAGTATCAAATTATGAAACCAGAAGAATTAAGAGCTTTAATAGAAAAACTAAAAAATAAAAATGCTTTAGCTTTAACAACTATTGATGAACTTATGCAAAAAAGAGAAGCGTATGCTTCTATGAGTATAGAAGAGAGAAACATCAAAAAAGATGATATATCAAAATTAGATAATGATATAGATACTTTAATGCAGGTTGTGGAAAATAGAAATAAAGAGATAGAAAGATATGATAAACTTCTATCGCTTCAAACTAATTCTTCTATGAATAAAAGAAATACAGCTGATAATTTAGATACTTCCGATGCTGATAATGAATCTGAATTAAGAGCTAAAGTTGCTAGATGGTTTAGATCAGGTGATGATAAAGAGATAAGAGAAACACTTCAGGCAGGAGTTGCTGAAGGTGGCGGTAATACTATCGCCCCTCAGTATCTTGTAAAACAAGTTATCCGAGAACTTGATAAAATAGTACGAATAAGAACAAGAGCATATATACTTCCTGCTATGAGTGGGTATGCCAACATAGGAATACCTACACTAACAAGTGATTTAAATAATTTTGAATGGACACCAGAAATAGGTGAAGTTCCAGAAGATGAAGATATGTCTTTTGGTAAGCGAGAGATGAAAGCAAATCAACTTACTAAATTAGTTAGAATTACTAAGAGATTAATAAAACAAAGCAATATAGATATTGTAGAATTTGTAAAGCAAAGAATAGCATCCAAATTATCAGGTACATTGGAATATAATTATTTATATGGTGATGGTAAAGACAAGCCTTTAGGAATATTCGCACAGACTTCAGATAATACAGCTGCTATTCCAACTGATAGAGATATCAAAGTAGGAACTGCAACTGCTGCTATAACTTATGATGGATTAGTAGATGCTGTTAGTTGTTTGGAAAGCGGATACCAAGATGGTGCGGTGTGGATGCTTAACAGGAAAGCTATTGCATCATTAAGAAAATTAAAAGATAAGCAGGATCGCCCATTATGGCAGGAAAGTTTAGTAGTAGGTAAGCCAAGCACTCTACTTGGAATACCTGTAATACAAAATGACTTTATAGAAGATAAGCTAGAAGCTACAAAATATTTCGGTTTTTTAGGAAACCTAGATTATTATTGGATTATGGACAGTTTGTCTATGGAGCTTCAAGTTTTATATGAGTTATACAGTAAAGCTAACCAAGTGGGATATCAAGTATCCTACTGGGGGGATGGAGCTCCTATACAAAAATCAGCATTTGTAAGATTGGTAGCACATGATAAACCATTTGCAAAGGCAGAAAGTCAACCAGCTGGTTAATAATTAATTTTAGGGTATAAAAAATGAGTAGTGAGGCTGAAGATATTAATAGTATAGACATTGATGTCGGAAAAGTAGTCGAAGAAGGTTATGATGACAGAGTAGTTACTTTGTCAGAGTTCAAAAAGTTTCTAAACTTAGAAGGCATTGACTATGATGATGATATACTGCAATTGGCTTTAGACAGTGCAATCGGCTATTGTAATAAAGTTAATGAAACAGAATACAAAAGAATTGATTGCCCTGCTGAAGTTAAGTATGCAATTCTTGGACTTGCTACTCATTATTTTGAAAGCAAAACAGGAGAAGCCAGTCAAAGTGAAAAAGTAGCTTTGGAAGGTGTGCATAGATTATTGGCTATTGCTAGGGAAAAGTTTACTTTATGAAAGTTGGAAAATTAATTCATACTATAACTTTTTATATATCTGAATATGTAGATAATAAAAATGGAACAGGAAAAACTCAATTAAAAGAATTAAGAAAAGTAAAATGTTCTATTGAAGATATAACATACAAAGATATACAGCAAGGTAAAAGAAAAGATTTAGAAAGAACTTTAAAAGTACATACTCATTATTTCAAAGAGTTTGATACTAAAGGAATGATGGCCAAAATAAATAATGAAGATGATATTTATGAAGTAATTTATAGAGAGAATGTTTCATATAAAAATACAGAATGCATATTTACAATAAAAAAATTGCTAAATAATAAAAGCGTATAATATGTCAGGGGTAAGCAGAAAAACTTCTATAAGTATAAAAGGACTTGATGAGTTCAGAAAGACTTTAGAAGAACTAGGAGGCGATTTCAAAAAAGCTATAAAAGCAGGAGCTAGAAAAGCAGGAAATGAAATAGCAAAAGAAGCCAATGCTGAGGCAAAAAGCAGAGGCTGGAGTGAAGATAAATACTATGATGTAAAAGAAAGAAAATCATCAAAAGGTAGCGACACTTCAGTAGCTATAAAAGTTGGAACATTAGAAAAAAAAGGCGGCGGAGTTCCATCTAAGAATAAAATAAAATGGTATAAAAAACAGGGAGATAGATATTATGTACGCTTCCCTGAATATGGGACAGTTTCTCAGCCTCCTCAGCCTCTTTTAATTCCTATTTTTGAAAGTAAAAAGGATGTTATAGAAGAATATATAAAACAAAAAATACAGCAAGCAATAGATAAGGCAAACAACAAGAAATGATTGAGAATGCTATATATACAATACTTAGAGAAATAACAAAAGGAGAGGCAGACGGAGTTTATTTAGATTTCGTTTCTGATTCTCAAATAGATAACAATAAAACATATATAGTTTATTCTTTAATAAGCAGTACACCGCATTATGATTTTGAATATGGCAGAAATGTTTATCAAATAGCCGTATATTCTAATGATTTGAATAAAGCATTGAATATACAAAGAGCAATAGGCAAATATTTTACCAATTTAACAGCTATTATTGATGATACAGAAATATGCGGATGCAGCGTTTCAAATGAAACACATAATTATACTGAAGATTTTTATCAAGCTGTAAGCATAGTAAATATATTATATAAATATTAATTATAAGGAGACTTTATGACTCAAACACAAGTACAAACAAGAAGAACAGTAAGATACGGAAGTGCAAAGGTTCTAATTGGAGATAGATTTGATAACCTTATAGACATAGGAGCGGCACGCAGCATTGCTCTAAAAGAAACTATGTCTACAGCGGATATAGAAAGCGACAATGCAGGAACTATAACCACTTTACAAACAGAACATAAAATAGAATTAACACTTGATAGCTTAGAAATTAATTTTAAAAACTATGCTATGGCAAGAGGTGGTATTGATAATATAGACGAATATGATGGTAAAACAGAAGTTACAAAAGAGTATATAGTAGAATCAGATACATATAAAAGAGGTGAAGAAATAAAAATACCATTTAAGAATGCAGATGGAAGCGAAGTTACAATAACTAAAGTAGAAAAGAAAAACTCTATGGGAAATATTCTCATAGAAGAATCAAGCTACGAAAAAATAGGAACTAATGGAATAAAAATTACAGATAGTAAAATATCTCCTAGCACAGATACTTTAATTATAACATATACTAGAATAATGCCTAAAATGGTTCGTATGACAACAGGCGGAAAAAGTTCTAAAATAAAACCTAAATGCATAATGATAGTTAATACTAATGCTGAAGGTAAACAATTAAGAATATATTTACCACAGGCTTCAATAGCAGGCGGTTTAGAGTTTAGCTTCCCTTCAGATAAAGCACAGGATGTATTAATAGGAAAATTGAGTTTTTCAGCAACTTTAGCAGGCAGTCAGAAAAGCGGAGAACAGCTTGCATGTTATGAAGATGAACAAGCAGTCAGCGATGATGAAGAAGATGAAGTTATAAAAGATGAACTTACTTTAGAAGCAAACAAGGAAAGTTTAGATTTGAAAGTTGGTGAAGCACCGAATGTAAATCTTACAACCAATGCTGATACTATAGATTATAGCTTAGAACCTACTGAGCAAGATTATTTTGATGCAGAATATAATGACACTGATAAGATATTTACTATAACAGGAAAAAAAGCAGGCAAGGCTGTATTAAAAATTATAGCTAAAAAAGCTGGATGTGAAGATAAAATAATAAGCATACCAATTAATGTGGTAGAAGCCCTCACCTTATCAGCTAACAAGGAAAGTTTAGATTTAAGGGTTGGAGAAAAACCTACTTTAAATCTTACAAGTAACGCTGATACTATAGATAAAATATTAGAGCCAGATGGACAGGATTATTTTGATGCTGAATATGCAGATAAAGTATTTACTGTAACAGGAAAAAAAGCAGGTAATGGTATATTAAAAGTCATAGCTAAAAAAGCAGGTAATGAAGACATGGAACTTAGCATACCAATTAATGTGGTAGAAGCCCTCACCTTATCAGCTAACAAAGAAAGTTTAGATTTAAGAGTTGGAGAAAAACCTACAATAAATCTTACAAGCAATGCTGATGAAATAACATATTTAATAGAGCCAGAAGAACAAGGCTTTATTGATGTTGAATACAATGATGCTGATAAAGTATTCACTATTACAGGTAAGGCTGCTGGAACTGTAACATTGAAGATAACAGCTAAGAAAGCAGGCAATGAAGATAAACAATTAGACATTGTTATTAATGTGGCAGCTTAATAAAAAATTAGGAGGAAGTAAAGCTTCCTAATAATCTTTTTTTTTGGGAAAGTTTGAATAATAATTATGGAAATAGCAATTACAGATTTAGAAGAGTTTAGTAATAAAAAAGCAGTTTATGCCAAACTTGGTAAATACAAGATAAATGTTAATGATATACCTGTGGGCTTGGCATTAAAAATAAGTGATTATAGCCAGTCTATAGCAGAAAAAGGTTTTCTTGATTCACAGACTGTGGTAGAAGATATAGTAATTCCTCTTATACAAAGACAGCATAAAGATGCCAGCAGAGAAGATATATTAGAAGATTTTAATTATGATCAGCTTATAAAAATATTCAGAATGATAATGGACGGCTTTTACAAAGCAGGAATTGATGTTCCTAATGAGGATAAAAAAAAAGAAAATTAATAAAAATAGAACTAATAAAATTGTTGGCACATCTAGCTCATAGTTATGGCTGGACAGAAGACTGTATGATGGAGATGAGTTTGCAAAGACTTCTGCTCTATTATACATCTTCTTTAAATTTGCCTTATATAATCGAAGTTCAAGAAGAAACAAAGTCAGATAATAATGTAACAGAAACAAAGCAGGGAAATAAAACTATAAGAAGAGAAAAGCAAGGGCTTTGGGAAATAGAAACAATAATAACGGATAATTAAATAAATGAGCAGCTTAAATGTCAGTATATATGCAGATGCTTCCCAAGCTATTGAAGCATTTGGAAAACTTAAAGATAAAACAACCGACTTAGAAAGAGGTTTTGATAAAATAGGTAAATCTTTTGATAAGTTCGGTTCTTTAGCTACTAAAAGTTTAACTGTTCCAATAGCGGCAGGAACAACAGCTTTTGCATTAGCAACTAAAAAAGCTACTGATTTTGATAATGGAATGCGTGAGGTTCTTACGCTTCTTCCTAAATTAAGTAATGAAGGTTTTGAATCTTTAAAGCAGGAAACTTTGGCTTTTTCTAAAGAAATCGGAAAAGTACCTGAAGAAGTAGTACCTGCTTTATATCAATCACTTTCTGCAGGAGTTCCTAGAGAAAATGTATTTGACTTCTTAAAAACAGCAGCTGAAGCTTCAGTTGCAGGTGTTGCTGAATTAAAAACGTCAGTAGACGGACTTACTTCAGTGACAAATGCTTATGGAACAGAAGTTCTTAATGTTAATAGAGCTTCTGACATAATGTTTCAAACTGTAAAGCTAGGAAAAACTGATTTTACTCAGTTATCAAAATCTTTATTTAATGTCATTCCTACCGCTTCAGCATTAGGTGTTCAGTTTGAAGATATAGGAGCTGCTATTGCTGTAATGACTGCACAGGGTACGCCTACTTCTGTGGCTACAACGCAGATTAGGCAAGCTTTAGTAGAGCTTAATAAAGAAGGTACAGTTGCTGCTAATACATTCCAAGTATTAACAGGACAAACCTTCAAAGACTTTATAGCACAAGGCGGTACGCTTCAGGAAGCTCTTCAAATGATGAGCGAAGCTGCTGATAAAAATAATAAAGATATTTCTATTATGTTCAGTAGCGTTGAGGCAGTAAATGCTGCTTTGGCATTATCTGGAAAGAATGCTAGTAAGTTCAAAGATGCTTTAGATCAAATGAATAATTCAGCAGGTGCTACAGCTGAGGCATTCAAAAAAATAGACGATGGTCCAGCAAGACAGTTTGAAAAAATAAAATCAGAACTTAGTGCTTTAGTAATAGAGCTTGGAAACAGCCTTCTTCCTGTTGTTAATGAAGATTTACTTCCTGTTATAAGAGATAAAGCAGTTCCTCTCGCTGAAAAAATGATTCTTACTATAATATCATTAATAAAAACATTCAGCGACTTGCCTGCACCTTTGCAAGCTGCAAGTGTAGGATTTGTTGCTTTAGCAGCAGGCTTCGGTCCTGCATTAAAAGGTATAGTGGGACTTGGAAAAGGATTAACAGAAGCTAAGAAAACTATATCAGATTTTAAAAATGCGGTATCTACATTAAAAACATCCGCTAGTTCTATTCAAGGATTAAGCACAGCTTGGAAAGCATTAAATACTGTAATGGTTGCTACACCAATCGGAATTATTACAGCGGTTAGTGCTGGTCTTGCCATATTGGCAGTAAATGCTTATAAGACAGGACAAGAAATAAGAAGATTAAAAAAAGAGCTTTATGATAATTCTACTGCAGATACATCTGATTTAATGGGATTAAATAGAGAAGCTGATAATATAGCTTTACTATTTAGGGAATATAATAATTTAGCAAAAGCAAAAAATCTTGATGCAGAGGAAACAAAAAGATTAAATGAATTAACAGAAGAACTTACTTCATTATTTCCAAATCTAAAAACAAAGATGCTTGATGCATACAGTGTGATAGATGCTAGGAAAGCTAAAGATGAAGATTTTTTAACTTCAGAAGAAACTGAGAAATTATCAAGAGCTTCTGAAAATTATAAAAAAGTAACTGAAGAATATAATAAAGCTAAAGCATATTTTGACACAGGAATATATCAGGATTTAAATGCATTAGATGCAGCAGGTGCAGTTCGTGCTGATAAATTAGAAGAAGCTAGAAAAGAATCGGAAAAATGGAAATCTCAGCAGGATGCATTGAATGCTGAAATTACTAGATTAAATACAAGCATTAGAGAAAGAAAAGCTCTTTCAATAGATGGTATTAGTATAACAGATAAAGAGATAGAAGCTAATAATAATCTATCTAAATCTACTAAAGATAAAACAAAAAGTTATGAAGATTATTTAGCTCTATTAAAACAAGCGGAGGAAGAAGAAAAAAGAAGAGTCAGTAACCTTCGTAATATGGGTGCTGAAATAAGTGATGCTGAAGCTCTTGAAGCTAAAAAAGATAAAGTAGGTGCTATACTCACAGAAATGAGTACAGCATTAAACTTGAATACTAATCAGATAAAGTATTTAAGTGATAATTACGGATACGCATTAGACAGCATAAAAACTGATAGATTTTCAGAATTAGTAAAAGAAATAGAAAATAGTATATCCGCTTATGAAAGAGGTGTGGCAGTTGCTGAGGAGTTCGGTGATAAAGTAAGTGAAGCCGAACAGCAAGGACAGAAAAGCGAAATAGTAAGAAGCGGCATAGAGAGCATAACAAACGAATTAGAACTTACAACTGAACAAGTAGAAATATTAAAAGAGAAGTTCGGTGAGCTTTGGAAAACTCCTACTCAAAGTTTTGCAGGCTATTTTAGTGCTAATTGGCTTCAAATGCTTAATGACACAATCGGCTATACAAGTGATTTTTATTCTGCTGTGCAGGAAATGAAAATACAAGCTATAGAATATGAGCAAGAGAAAAATGAGGAAAGAAAAGAAGTGGCATTAGAAGCGATAGAAGAAGAAAAGAAAGCAAGACTTGAAGCTATAGGAATAATGGAGAACTCTCAAAAGCAGAGTTTATTAAAAGAAATAAAGCAATTAAAAAATAGGCAAAAAGTTGCTCTAGGACTTTATGAACAGGAGAGAATAAAAGCTGAACTTGAAGAGAAACAAAAAGAACTAGCTAAAATACAAATAGAAGAAGAAGCCAAAGCTAAGCAGATGGAAGTAGAAAAAAACTACAATAATGAGAAGATGAGACTTGAATATAATTCACAAATGGAAAGCTGGAAAATGTCTTTGGCTCAGGCAACAGCATCTATAGCACAAGCAGGCATAAGTGCTTTAGCTTCAGCAATGGCAGTTCCTTTCCCTGCAAACTTAGTTGCTTATGCAACTTTGCTTGGAATTATAGCAGCTGGTTCTGTTAACTTGGCAACATTATCCCAAGCTAAACCGCAAGAACCTAAATACTTGGCAAAAGGCGGATTTGTAGAAAGAAGAAACGGAGGAATTAATGCTGTAATCGGAGAGGGAGCAAGCGATGAAGCGGTTATACCTCTTGAAGATAGAATACTTTCAAAAATAGGAAGCCAGATTTTTGAAGCTGCAAAAAATAATGATGGAATATATGAAGTAAATACACAGTCAGAAACAAGTTTCAATCAGCCTGTTTATTTAATGCTTGACGGCAAGATAGTGGCAAGCACAATGCTTAATTTAAGCAAAAGAGGTGTTAAGGTGGTATCGCAAAGGGGAATATTATGAGGCTATTATGGGATAATATTTTTAATAATTTTGAATATACTTTCTCTAGTGAAGATGATTTTTTCCCTATTTCTAATATGTTTAATTATCAAACTCTTGAAGTTGGAAAGTTTGCAAGTGAAAGTGAAGGAAGTTTAACACTATCAGGAAACGGCATTATAAATGAAATAGCTGTATTTAATACTAATGCGGATAAAATAAGATTAGAAATAACTAATACGGAAAATAATACTTTAATATATAATATTAATATTATAAATAAACAGGCTATTCATAATATAGCTGCTGTAGAGTTCATAAAAGTAAAAATAACTTTTATCAAAGAAAATAAAGACGGCAATATACTTGAATGCGGATATTTAATACTAGGCGAAGGAGTAGATTTTCCTCCGCACGATAAACAAAAAACGCATACTATAAATTATACTCATAATCAATATTTTTCTTTAACAGGTCATTATTTTTATAGAAAACTTCCTGCTAAAAGCTATGATACTTGGAAAGTATCTTTTCCATATCTTACTAATGATGATAAAGAGAAAATAATAAACTTTTTTGATATTAGTAATTTTGAACCTTTTGCACTTCAAGTTTGGATAGAAGAAACAATAAGTCCTGATGAGATTATAGAAAATGGTAATTCTGATATAGAAACAGCAAGATATAATATAAGCAAATACGGATTATCTAAATATGGAAGCAAGATAAATACGATGACAGAAACAATAGAAAAAAGAACTGCTGTAAAATCAAAAACTATTGTAAAAGATAATACTATATCAAAAGCTAAATATTATATGAAATCTGGACTCTATGTATGTACTAATGAAAAAATAGATTTTAAAAAATCAAAAAATGATTTATATCAGTACTCTACAGAATTAACATTTAGAGAAATAAAATAAAAAATTGGACGACTGTCCGCCTTCGGCGTGAGCGTATGGCAAGTTTACTTGACATACATATTATAGCGAACAATTTTTTATGAATAATAAGGATTAAATAATATGTTTGAACTCGTTTATGAACCTTCCTGCATACCTCTTAGCATTGAAGAGGGATATAAAAGACAGAACGAATTATTAAAACATACAAGATTTCTGCATACTGCATTCGAGGGTATAAAAATAGATTTCTCTAATAAAAGCAGTATGCCGTTTATACGAAAAGGTTCTATATGTATGTTTTGCTATTCAATATATGAAACTAAAAAGCATATAGTATTACACGAAAGTGCCCCTTTGGGGAAAGACAATACAAATAATGACAGCAATAAATACATTCTATTAAAATTAATTAATAACGGCAGAAACCTAGATACCAAAATAGTAAGCAGTTTAGACTGCTATTATAATGAAGAGCTGGGAGGTTTTTATTTAATCAATAATGAGGAAATAAGCAAATATATTCCATTAGTAATAACCAAAAATGGATATTATGAAATAGATTATTTTGATATGTATAATAATGAGGTGTATTAATGTTTAAGTTAATTAAAGAACCAGAAGAAAATCCAAGCAATTTACTAGACAGCTATAGACAGCAGAATATTATTATGCAGAAAATGCGTATGCTTCACACGGCCTTCGATGGCATAAAATTAAATCATTGGAATGATACAGACAGAGAACTTCCAAATATTTTGGCAGGAAGTATCTGTGAGTTTGAAGGCAGATTATTTGAAACAAATGAAAATATAAAACTACACGACTGTGTCCCTTTGGGAATTGATAATATAACAGATGTTAAAGAAGATTTAAGATTTATAAAACTTGTTATAGTAAGAGATGTTGATAATAAAGATAATGATTATTTAAGAGCGGAAATAGCAGGCGGATATAGTGAAATGTTAGGAAACAGATTTCCTGATTATGATTATGATAATAGAGGCTTTTATGTAAAAGATGAGAATAATATAATAAAAGAGAAATATTTAAGATTGTCAATGAAATATGATGCCAATCTAGGCGGCTATGTAGATAAAAAATATTGGAATATTAATGACTTTCAAAGAAAAGGATTAACATTAAAAAGAAAAACAGTAACCTTCGAAGCTGGAGAACATGAGTTTGATTTTCCAAGTGATGTTAATAGCATAACTGTACATATAACTTCAGGCGGCGGTGGTGCTGGTATGACCATAATAGAAACAGGAGATAATGGGTATCATAATGCTGCCAATGGAGGCAATTCTCAGGTATTAATAAATGATACAGCTATAACAACATGCGGCGGCGGTGGTTGCGGAAAAATGACAGGATTAAATCAAGGTTCAGGATTAGCAGGTAAAGCTAGCGGACAAGGTAAATTATATCAAGGTTCAGATGGATATAAGGGAACACCTGGTCGAGGCGGTATTTTAAATAGCCAATGTTTAGCAAGTGGTGGAAATGGAGGGGATGGTATAGCTCATAATATAGGTGATAAAGGTTCTATAGGCGGAGGTTCTGGATCTGCTGCTACAGTAGATATAAATAGAGATATGTTAGGAGCTTCTTCTAAAATTAAAATTATTGTAGGAGCTGGAGGTGTTAGCGGATATATGGATGGTAATCCAACAAGAATGAATAATGGAGAAAATGGATCAGCAGTTATAGAATATATGCAGAAATAGGTTATATGAATGCTTAAAAGTTTTGCTAATATTATAGAACTTGATATTTCTAGTCCTGATACTAGATTAATATTCGCACCTTCTGGAGGTGTATGGGTTGCAAGTATTAATGAAATATATTCATTATACAGAGATTCTTATTTTAATGAATTATTTAATATAGAAGAAAATGAATTATATAATTTATTTAATATAGGTTCTATCAGTGTTGACAATGACAGAGGATATATAGAAGTATTTTCTTTAGAAGCTCTTTATCAGCAAAATAAATCTTATTATCAATATACAGAAAATAAAATAAATTATATAGCCATACATTTTAATAACTTTGAAACTCCTTACAGCAAGAAAAATATTATTATAAATATAAAAAGATTATTCTCCACACGTGAATGGGACGCCTGTCCACCTTCGGTGCTTGATAGTAATAATAGTCTAATTACTGAATTAAATAATATATACATAGAACCTAGAGTTGAGGAGATAGATACAGTGGATATAGAAGGGGATTCGCTTGCATTTGACACTATTCAAACAAATGAAATGTCTGTTACATTAAGAAATGATGACGGACTTTTTGATGATTTTAGTAATTTATATGGCAATAGATTTTTAGTCAGGCAGGTATTTGACGGCAGCGATTTTTCAGATTCTAAAATTATATTCTCTGGTTTTATTCAAAAGCCTGACTATGCTTTTTTAGAAACTGTAACAATAACAGCTTCAGATATAAGAGCTTCTTTTTCTGCTGAGCTTCCTAAAAATGTTTTTAATGAAAAAGAATACTCAGATTTAAAGAACTTCCCTGAGAATGTTCAAAGCGGAGAAGATACTATTGACACCTGCAGAACTTTAGCAGCAGGACATGGTATTATAGTAAAATTAAAACCTATAAAATATTATACTCCTGATATTTTAAATCCTGATTTGATTCCTGAAGTAGTTTTTGAAATATGCGACACTTCAAGGCATGCTATAGAAAATATTGTTAATAGGAACGATCCTTTTGATGAAAATAAATTAAAACCTCATATATATTTTATAGAAACACCAGAGAGCGAAAGTGAAATAATAGAACGTGAAAATGGAAAAGTTATAAGCGGAGAACTTGAGATATTTATTCCTGAGTTTAAGGATTATCAAGATAACAAAGGGGAACAAAGAGTATGGACATTAGATAAAGAAAAAGGTCAGTTAATTTTTAGAGGGCATAAACAAGTACATTCTATAACAGATACTAATGATAATTTATATGAAATATATGCGGAAATAGATATTCCTCCTTATAAATCTTTAACTTTAATGCGTGAGATTTTAGAAGATTATGAGAACATAGCATACATTAAAGAAAATTATAACATAGAAAATTGGCAGCTTGAAGAAGAACGTTCAAGAGAAATAGCTGTTTTGCTTGATAATGATAATAAAAAAACTACACTTGATTTCATAGGAGAACTTTCATTTTTAGAGCAAGGAAGATTAGAGATATATGACAATAAAATAGATTTTATTAGTACAAGATTTCGCAGTAATGAAGCTAAATATAAAATAAAACAATACTGTATGGGTAGGGTTGATAAAACGGTAGAAGAAGGTGAGTATTTATCAAGCTGCAGTATTAAATATGATTTATTAAAATCTACATACAAAAATATTGATTTTGAAGAGGAAGCGAAAAAAAGGCATAGAATAAATGCACATGAGGAGTTTGAAACTTTATTAAAAAGAAAAGAAGATGCTGTGAGTTTATCTAATGAAATAATGAAAAGCAGATATTTATTAAAAGAGTATTATACATTTGAATATTATGAAACTTTAGATTTTCTAAAGTTATTTGATATAGTAGAGTTTGAATATAAAAGAGAAAACGGCACTCACTATATAAAGCCTTGCAAGTGTGAAATACTCAAACTCAATATATTTGATAATGTAATTAAGCTAAGACAATTATAATTTTTAGGGGGTAGATTATGATTACATATCTTGGAGTATTAAATGTTATTAACAGCAGTACAGAAGATTTTATTTATAAAACAAATGTTTTTGATATTATAGATATGAAATATGATATAGAAAATGCCTGCAGAGTTCTTAATATAAGCAAGCCTATAACTATAGATGAAGCTAAATTAATTGCTGATTATATTAATAAATAATATAATTTGTTATGGAGAATATTATGAAAGAAAAAACATGCAATACTTGTTTAGAAAGAGATAACTGCAAAGCTCTATGCAGTGATATGCTTAATAAGTTAAAAAATAATAAAAACAGGAATAATATATATTCGGATAATTCTTTTTTTTCTTATAATGTACAGGCTGATGAACTATCATCCGTATTATATGGATATGGACTAAGTGAAATAGAAAATAGAGATATGAGAAGAGTTGTTATAGCTTTGCTTAATAAAGAACAAAGGGATATACTATCTTTATATTCTCAGGGATATTCTCAAAAAGAAATAGCCGATATTCAAAATGTTTCTCAAGCGGATATTTCAAAAAGAATAAAAACTATTAAAAATAAAATAAAAAAATCTTTAATTATCATTATTCCTTATATTATCAATTAGTTAATAAGTGTTATATATTTTCTATAAGTTATAAAACAAAACTTAGGATAACTTATTATGTTAAATAAAAAGGAAATATCATTACTAGAAAAATATATCAAGCTAAAAAATGATGAGAAAAAGAATAAAGAAAATATTGAAGATCTTAAAGATGATCTTTATAAAATATTAAAAAAACATGAAGGTAAAATCGTGCATAATGGATATAATATATCAATGCATGAAAGTATAACATATCAATACAGCGAAGCCATACAGAATATAGAAACAGAGATTACAGTATTAAAAAAGAGAGAAGAAACACTCCAAATAGCTAGTATATCCAAAATAACAGAATATGCAAAGGTTTATAAACTAAAAGATAATAATGAAAGTAAAAATGAATGATAAGGATTAGTATATGCTTAATGAAAATATATTAAATGAAATAGGTATAAATAATAAATGGCTTGCACCATTAAATAATGCTTTTCAAAAACATAACATTATAGACACAAAAGAAGCTGCTATGTTTTTAGCACAAACTACGCATGAAAGTAATGATTATAAAAGGCTTGAAGAGAGCTTCAGATATACTCCTCAAAGGCTTTTTGATGTTTTCAAAAAAAGAGTTGGTAGTTTAGATAATGCTAAACAATTATGTATTAAAGGAGCTGAGGCTATAGGCAATTTTGTTTACGGAGGACGTTTAGGTAATGGCCAAGATGAAGGCTATAAATATAGAGGAAGAGGAATAATACAGCTTACTGGAAAAAATAATTATAGAAATTACGGTAAAAAAATAAATGCTGATTTAGTTAATAATCCAGATTTGGCAAAAGAGCCTAATAATGCAATAGAAATTGCATTATTATTTTGGCAGGAAAAAGGCTGCGGTTTGCTAGCACGTCAAGGCGATGTAAAAGGAGTTACAAAACTTATTAACGGCGGATACAACGGACTTGATGATAGGCAGAAAAGATTTGAAAGAATACTAAAAATATTAAAGAGTTGAAAAGGAACTAAAACACTAAGATGGATTTGTACACTTTTATTTCTATAACGCTTGGTTTTATAGCTTTTATTATATTTTTAAGATTTATTTATTGTATATTTGGAAATGTTAAAGATAAAATGAAGAATCTTAATATAGAGGCTAAACATAAAGACGGACATCAATTTAATATTAATTCTAATTTTGATAATAAAATAAAAGAAGTAAAGAAAGAAATATTAAATAGTGATTCCATAAATGAAGATAAACTTCTTAATAATCTTAACATAAAAGTTCCTACTCAAAAAGAATATAATTATAAAGAAGCTATAAAAAAATATAAAGCTGAAATATACAATCTAAAAAATAAATATATTAATAAAACTATATATATAGCTTTTTTATATATAGTTCTAAATTGGGAAGCATATACACGTAAGGTTTTTAGAAAAGTAATTTTTAAAAATGGTATTGGAAAGTATGAAGGACAAAAATATTTTGATTATAAGCAAGAATATATTAATAATATAGTACTTGCTTTTAATCAATTATTACAAAAAAGTGAAATAAAAAGTCTTCAAAATAAAGAACTCTCAATAATACTGAATACTAATATTTTATTGTTTAATATGGAACTTAATAGGATATTTGATGATATAAAAAATAGACATGCAGATGCTGAAAAGAATAGAATAAAAGTAACTATATTATCAATAGAAAATTATAAAAATAATAAAGAAATAATTGAAAATGATTTGCAAAGTATAAATGATTTTAATGAGACATTACGTGAAATTGAAGACAGCATATTAAATAAAGATATTAAAGAATTGAAAGAATTTATTTTAGGTAATTTTTTGAGCATGCTAAAAAATAATTTTAAATAGGATTTTATATGAGTTTTATAGAAAAGCATAATGCTAATAAAAAATTAAGTATCTATACAAGCATAGTTACTTTTATTTTAGGTGTTGTTTGGGTTAGTGTTAATCTTATCTGGAGAGGTAGAACAGTTACTAAAGAAGAAGCTATTGCTGTTGTAATAATTTTCCTTGGTCTTAATGCCGTTAGTTTTGGAAGCGATTTAAGAGGTTTTTTAAAGATATTAAAAAACAATAATAATAATGATGATGATAAAAAAAATAATAATAAAGAATAAAAGGAGTAAGAATGATTACATCGACAGTGTTTTTTAGTTTTTTTAGAACTAAATTAGGCAAGCGAATAATAGCTGCTGTTATTATTGCTTTAGTAGTTTTTGTATGCTTTTCAGTTATAGCATATAAAAATAATACTATAAGGCAAAAGGAAAAAGAGATTGCACAGTATCAGGAGAATATTAAGGGCTTGGAGCTTCAGGCTCAGACGCTTCAAAATGAGATACTGTTTATTAAAGAAAATGAAAAGTTCCAAAATAGTTTTAGTAATTCTGATGCTATGATTAAAAGCATAGACAAAGAAAAGCTGACAAGGACAGAATATGAAACATTTAATAGTATATCTAATAATTTTTATAAGTATTTTAATAGTATTAACTTCATGCAGTACAAAAATAAAATATGTCAAAGTACCGCTTTCTACACCGCCAGAAATATTTATTATAAAGTCAGCAACAAATCGTCAGGATTTAATGAAGAGGTATCAGGAAAGTATTATAAAAATAGGAGAATGGCAGATTTGGTACAATGCACAAGTAGGCACAAATTATTACTTATATAAAAATAAATAACAAAAACAATAGGAGTTTTATTATGCTTGAAAAACCTACAGAATATCAAGAAGTATCTGCACAGCAGAATGAAAAAACTGTATATGCTGAAGATATTAATCAAATAATAACAAATGTAGAAAAATTAAAAGGCGGTCAGGCTAATGAAGCTCCTGTTTCTAATATAAAAGATTTACATTCTAGTATAAATGAGTTAAAAGAAAGAATTGATGGTTTAGGAAACGGAGAATCTTCACAACTTCCATCATCCGCTGATAAAATATCTTTTAATAATGACAATGCTAATTTAGATTTTTTTTCAGGATACGATTTTCCTAGATTTAAGAATGAGCTTAAAGAAAGATATGAAATAAAATTAATAACTGATTATTCTATCAATGATGTTTCTCATATAGATGAAGTGCATGATATTTATACTCTTATATTGGAAAAAAAAGAAAATAAGTATATATTAAAAGGGAATTTAAATTATAATAATACAAGTCCAAATGCAAGCATACTTAATTTTTATATAATATCAATAAATGGTAATAATGATTTCGGACATATAATAAGCGAAATATATCAATTTATAAATAGTGAGAATAATGCAAAAGAAAATGAAATATTGATAGAAGGACTTAATGATTTTAAATATAATTTCGGATTTTTATATGCAGTTCCTATTCTTCAAATAAAAAAACAAGATAATTCTAATTTTGAAATTAAAAACTATGACATCACTCTTAATATAGAAATAGAAAATATAAAAAATAATCAGGATTTTATACCTATAAACAATGCAGGAGAATGGCTTTCATTTTTTAATATTCAAAATATAAAAGGTAAGACAGTAATAAAAGGAGAAGTAATAAAACATTCAGGATCTTTCGTTGTTTTTTCTCATTTTGCTTTAGAAAATTATTTTGATATAAAAACAGACAAAAATGACGGTTATTATGTAGAAGCTAGTAGTATGATAACATCAAATAAAAATAAATCTATTAAATATTATATAAGAAAAGAATTATTAGACGGATCTGATTTAGGAACTAAGTATGCCAATATACCTATAACTTTTTATTATTTAGAGATAAAGCATACCGACAATACCGATATAGAAAATGAAGATAATTCCTACAGCCTAAAAGGAAATATAGAAATATATGAAGATGCAAACAGCAGTTCTAAAATGTTTATAAAAACAACAAAAGATATAGAAACAGATATTAAAAATATAATAGCTGTTATAATGACAGATAATTTAATGATTATGACTTTAATATTTGAGAATTATTTGTATCTTAATATTCAAAAAATGACAGAAACTTCTGTAACTAATGAAACCTTTAATAATGTAAAATTGATAGATAATAAAATAGCATTATTTAATAATGAAATAATAAATAAAATGTCTGCTACTAAAGTAAGCGAAGATTTTGGAATAGTTTATGAAGAAGGAAAATATAAAATAAAAGGTCAGTTAATATTTGCAAACGGAGAAAGTAATTTTAGTTTTTATACAAACAGCGGCATCATTGATTTTTTTGAAGATAATAAAGAATATGATATAAGCACTAGTGAAAGCAGCTTAAAAGTCATTTATCATCATAATAATAGTTTTATGTGCGGTTTAGAGTTTAAAGGAACTGCAGGCACTACATATAATGTAGATTGGATTCTGCCTAAACAAATATAAAAAATAAGGAGTAAATATGTTTAAATTAATATTAATTTTTTTAATAGGTGCTATGGTGTTTTTTACTTTTATTGGAATAGTAAAATACTATAACAAGTTTATGAATGAGGCTGAAGGAACATTCAAGGAAAGATTAAAAGCTCTCATTAAAGAGAAAACATCAGTATATTATTTTATTAAATTAGCTTATGCATGCTTGATGTTTTTTATAGCTATTATTTCATAAATCAAAGTTTGAAATTGCTAATCCAATATTACTTCTAATCTGCCATTTTCTCCTAACAATAAAATGTTTTAAGGCGGAGCTTAAAAAGTTCCGCCATATTTTTATGTATTATTTATTTTTAAAATATAATTATGAGTTTTTAGAAATTAATACAACTTATATTAAACTTTTTATAATATAATCAATCAATATGAAGGTCAAAAGAATTATTCATTTTCGTTATTTTCAATTTTATTTTTTTTGGGAGTATATTTTTTGTAGAACTTATTAAATCCTCCCCATTTTTCAAGTATATCTTTTTGTAAACATCCGTATATAGCACTGCATAATTTACAATCATCTATAGTTCTATGCAAATTATCTATACTAATGTTATAATATGATGCAACTGTTGCCTGCTTATAATTCTCTAAATCTTTTAATACTCTTTTGGCTATATACATAACATCAATAAAATCATTCTTTAATAAAAGTTCTCCATTACTAACTTCATATAAAGCATCATATAAAAACTTTATATCAAATGAAACGTTATAACCAACTAGTATGTCATCTCCTATGAAATCATAAAATTGTTTTATAGCCTCATTTATTGTAGGGGCATTTTTTACCATTTTATTAGTAATATTTGTGTATGAACTTATAAAACTAGGAATGTGATCTACTTTTACTAAAGTTGAGAAACTATCTGTTTCTTTATTATCTCTATATTTAATAGCTCCTATTTCTATTATCTTATCTTCTCTAGGTTTTAATCCTGTAGTCTCAATATCTATTATAGTATAATTAGCAGGAAAATCCCTTAATAATTTACCTGTTTCTCTAGGTTTATCATATTCAAAAGTAATTTCTATTTGATCGTTACTATTAACTTTTTCAACATTTGATTTTTTAGAGAAAGTAAAACTATATAAAAAACTAGCTATAACTATTATAAAAATAAATATCATAAATGCTATTAACATATAACCCTCACTTATATTGTTTACTAAAAATTTAATAAAATAAAATGACTTTGTCAATAATTATATAAAAATATTTAATCTTAAATGATTGAAGACGATAATAATTATATCTAAGAAAACAACTCTATTCTTTTTCAAAAGTCAAGCAAATTTTTTAGAATAAAAATGGAGTTGTTTTTTTATGCTTAATGCTGAAAAATATAATCTTTATGATTATTCCAAAGATGTCAATTTTATTATTCAATTTGCTGATTATCTTTCTATAGATAAAAGCCCATCAACTGTAAAAACATATAAAAATAATATTATATATTTTTTTAAGTTCATAATTAAACAAGATAATGATTATTCTATTTTCTCTGAAAAAGATTATATCTATATTTGCAGTACTGAAGTTTTATACCAAAATATAAATAAAGAATTATTAGAAAAATATATATCATATCAAACAGAAATTAAATTATCATCTGATATTATTAACTGCAGAATAAATGTTGTTAAAAGCTATCTGAAGTTTTTGCATAAGAAAAAAATAATAGAAGCTAAAATATTGATAGATACTTTTGATGATATAAAAAGACCAAAGCCAATAATAAAAGAGCAGTTAGTAGTAAAAGCAAATCAAACTTTAGATATTATAAAAAAAATAGAAAGAACTTCAAAAGAAAGTTTTACAAATAAAAGAAATATTGCAATGCTGCTTTTAATGTCAAACACAGGCATTCGCAGAAAAGAAACTGCAGGTATAGATATTAGAAATATTAATCTTGAAAACAAAACTATAACTATTTATAAAACAAAAGGAAGCAAGCCTCGTATAGTTGTTTTTTCTGATATGATTAAAGATGTATTAATTGATTATATAGCAGAGCGTGATGAGATATTAAGAAAAAATAAAATTAAAGAACAGAATAATCTTTTTATAAAAAATAATGGTCAGGATTTAGCAATAGAAACTATAACTATGATTATGAGAGTAATATCAAAAAGAAATAAAATAAAAATTACATGCCATTCCTTTAGACGTGGTTTTGCAACTGATATGGCAGAGAGCGGAACAGAAACTTATTTAATAAGCAAGATGATGGGACATTCAAATATAAACACAACAACGAGCAGATATATTTATGTGCTTATGAATATGATAAAAAATGCAATGAGTAATCACCCATTCAATAAAGTAAATACAGAAAAAATAAATAGAGATAATGAAATCAAAAATATAAAAAATGATTTTCAAGAAAATATAACAAATACACTTAATACAATAGTTCTAAAAATGAATGAGCTTAATAATAGGATTGATAAACTGAGTACAAAAAATGTATAG